TTCGGTTCTTTTTTATGTCAAGTTCAAACACATGCCATTCTAAATTTTCTAGTGTTTCTTGATCAAGTTTTCCTGTGTAATACAACCATTTTAGTCTGCGAAACTCTTTTTGCTTTGAATACATTCGCACAAGTTTGAGTTTTTCATCTGAAAATATTCTAAAATATTTGTGATGTAGTTCAGGAATTTTGAGAGATTCATTATCTAATTGTGTATCATCAATTTGACTATCACTGGACCATGATTCTTGTATTTCTTCTAATTTCATCAAACCTCATAATTATCGTTCTCCAATCATTCTTTCTATTGTATATGTAGTATAGGCAAAAGTAGCATCTGCGGTCACGTAATCAATATCTCCTACAGATGAATCCATTTGAACACCACTTAATGTCAATGGAAATGCATCTTTAAAACTCACTCTATGTTGACCATTTTTGTTGCTTGTTAAAATCATCAACGTTGCATCTGAAAATCTTTGCTCTGATTTCGTAAGACTTTGTTCAAAGGTATCAGGAAAACCAAGTCCTTTGATCCAGTTATACATTTCAAGCCAATTTTCAAGTTCCTCATCTACAATAAATTTCAACTGTAATTCTTCAAATTGCACTTTATCACCAGGTGTAGGAATATCTCTGAGAGGATTTACTTGAATTGCTTCTCCAAGAGTGAGACCAGGAAGATTTGCGGCCTGACAAAAAAAGTTTACATTAGGTATTTTCTGAATGTTAAATCTAAAACTTACTGGTGAGAAGTAATTAAAGTTTTCTGGTTGATTTGCAGATATTGACATAGTTCTTCATATGAAATGTTTTGAATTTCCTCAAGTTCAGGACCTTCGTCTATCACTCTTCTAATATTTATGTCAGGATATAAATCAAGTAAATAGTTGAAAAGAAAAACCCATTTATCCTCATTAAAATGAGGTACGTCATTTGTATGATAACCTTTTGAGCCATCATATATGTTGTTTCGTTTACCAAATATATCAAAACCTACCATGAATATTTCTTCGTCAGGATGCAATTCATATGCTAAACGAATAGCATTAAAACCCATGTTAATAGGATGCATGTCTTGTTCAAATGGTGTTAATTCTATCTTATGATTTTTAGGTATCCAAGTTACATATTTTAAACTACCTCCAATAGGTTCATAAGTTGAAGATGTATTATGGATTAAAAATTCATCACTATTGTCTTTATCATTCTCAACAAAGTCTTCGGCTCCATAAGCCTCTGGTACTACATTCATATAAAAATGTTTTGGTATAGGACTGAATTCTGGTAAAAATAATTGATTATGAATTGTATAATCAGTTGAACAAATTTCATGTAATAATGTAGAATCGTGTGTAATAAGATAAGTAGGAGCGAAATCTCTATATAAAGCATTACAACCGACAGTTTTTCCATGCTCAGAAAGTACGTTAAGATTTATATCTTTTCTTGAATTTCCATTACCTATAACGAAAATCATTTATTTTTCTTAAATATCATTTTTTGATTTCATAAAAAACCATAAAAAAAGGGAAAGAGTTTTTACACCCTTTCCCTTATTTATAACATCAATTGTAAACGATATTACATGAGGTTGTTGACACGAACAATTCTGTAATATACATTTTTATGGCGACTGGAAGCGGTTCCCAGTGCTTGATTGTAAATATCATAATCGGCTGTTGATGAGATCTGACCAGTACCTTCAGCAAATGGATTTCTGACAAGACCATAACGAGTCTTAAATCCGATTTTTGGCTGAAAAGTGTCTTGGTGAACCGCACGAACCATTTGTAATGGAACGTATGGGCAATAGAAAAGACCAGCATCGTAAGAACTTGATCCTTTATAACCTACGACAAAGTAATTAGATGCGGAATTTGTTGAACTAGAAGCGGCATATGGATCAACATATACTCTGTAACGACCATTAAGAACACCAACAAAAGTATTACCAGTGTCATCAGGATTAAGACCATTACTATCAAGTGCAGGTGTGTAATCAAGAACACCGGCCATTTGAAGTGCAGAAGCAACATCGGAAGATGTAATAATAATATTACCTTTTCCTCTACGTGTGTCTTTTGCGATAGCATTGGCTTCACGCTCAATCTGGAACATGAGACCTTTGAACTTTTCAACTGACCAACGACCATTGGAGTCTGTGTCAAGATCAAAAACACCTCTACGAGTTGTATTGGACTGTGCGCCAGCCTTAGCATCAAGATAAATGCTTCTTACAACTTCACGATTGATTTCAGCAAGAATTTCAGCAGAAAGAATGTTGCTGAGTTCTGTTTCTGCATCAAGACCATGAACGGCTTTAAGATCCTGAGCAACTTCCATAGTATAGTCTGCTCTCAGGGCCCTTGTTCTAGCGGTAACTGTGACCTTCTCAATTGAGAAAGCCATGTTCCGAGGTGTCGCCGTCTCACCATCTGCAGTTGTATAAGGAGCGCCCACACCACCAAGATTACCATTAGCCTCTGCTTGTTGATCTGCGGTATCTGTATTAGCAGAAAGCAAAAGACCTGGGTTAATGTCGTGTGATCCAGCGGTAGTGTTATTACCAGAAACATCAGTATTCGCTTCGTTATAAAGTGCTTCTGTTCCATTCATAGTTCCAACTCTTGCTCTCATCGCAAAGATAAGACCAGTTGGACCTGTCATTGGTTGAACACCGCAAATATCATAGGCGATCAAATTAGGCATTGATCGTCTAACAAGTGAAATGAGAATTGGATCAAATTTGGCTGGTCCAGTTGTTCCCAAATCATGAGGGGTACCGGAAGCAAGACCATCCTCAGTCAAAAAATTCTGAGAAGACATAACGGCATTGTCTTGCATCTGTGCTTTTTCTTGGTTTTCCAAAAGAACAGTTGTTACTGCTTTTTTGTAGGGGTCCTTAATAACCTGTAAATCAGGATGCTCAAGAATTGGACCCCACTTTTTTTGTAATTGTTCAGACAAATACATAGTTTTTTCTCCTATAGGGTGCGTTAGGATTAGTTAGCAATTTTAGTTGTTCGTGAAAGCATCTGAGAATATCGTTTCATAGTCTCGGACATTTCTTCAGCAACTTCGGCCTCTTTGGCCTCGTCTTCTGTTAAAACTTCTGGCTCTGTATCACCTGTAGTCTCATTTGATTCTTTGACTTCAGTTGGAAAATAATTTTCTCTTAGAACACCAAGTTTTTCAGAATAATCTTCATCGTTTTCATATTCTACACTTTCTGCCAATTTGACCATTTTTTCTCTCTGAACATCTGTAAGATCTTCTGAAATATTAGCAACGGCTTCAAGTTTTCTAAATTCTTTAAGTTCTTTTGTAATTTCAATACCTTTTTCCATCTCTTTGTTTAGAGACTCTTCAAGGTCCTCAACCTTAGCAAAAAGATCGTCAACAAGATCAACTTTCTCGTCTGGAATGTCAATATAATGTTCAACGAAAAGATTTTTAAGACCTACCATAAAGTCTTCAACGATCTCGGAACGAATACCTTTTTCAATGGCGAGTTCGTTTTCTTGCATCCACTCTTTGACAACATAATTGAGATAGTCATCAACTTTTTGAACCATTTCAGTACGTGTTTCGTTGAGAGATTCGTCAAGTTGCTCTTTATATTGTGCTTCAAGAGTTTCAATTCTTGTATTAACTTCTTCGTTTACTTTTGCGAAAACGGCGGCTTCAAAAATCGTAGCCGCTTTTTCTTTAAATTCTTCTGAAAGTTCTTCACCTTGAATAAGTGCCTCAACATCAGATTTTACATTAATCTCATATTTTGACTTTAACTCTTCAAGATTTTCGGCGGTTAACTCTTGTTGCTCTTCTGCAACAACTTCTTCACCTTCATCTTCGGATACTTCTGAAAGAGCCGAAAGAACTTCAGAAACTTGATCTTTATCCATTTCCTGAAGATGATCATAAATGCTCTTGATCATACCCATTCTTGTGGCTGTTTCAGACATTGCTTTTACTCCTGGACCTTGTGCTTTAGGATCTTGTGCTTTACCTACACTTTTTGTATAATTTGGTTTTGGGTCTGTGGGTTTTTTTGATTTTTCATCAGTATTTCCTACAACATCTACTGATGCACCAGATGTTTCCATTGGTTGTTTATTTTTGCCTTTACCAGTTATATTTGCCTCTGAAACTTCGGCTTCAGTAATTTCTTCTGTTCCTTCTTGCTCCAGAGTTTCATCATTTTGAACTACTTGTTCTTCAGACATAAAAACTCCTTAGTTTTTGAGATATTCTCATGTTTATATTTATACAATTTATAGTTTTGATAGGAAACTATTAAAAGCCCGCAATTTAGTTTCGTCTAAATTTTTTGAAGGGACTTTCTCTATGTTTCTTTTCATATTTGAAATAATGGCTTCTTTTATCACTCCATTATCCCAAACCCACTCTTTACCTTCCATAATACCTTCAACAAACGCATCAGGAGCAGAAGGATCTGCTACAATATCAGCGGCGGTAGCCAAATAAAAATCATCTTTTACATAGTTAGTTCCACCTCGTTCTTCCAGCGAACCCATGCCTCTTGAAGATACTCCGAGTTTTGCACCTTCGTCAATTAGATTCTTTACGATGTTTCCGTATGGAGTATCCATGATTTTTGCTTTACCAATGACATTATTACCATCTGGTTTTAACTCTTTAATCATGTGTGATACTCTTTCAAGATTGATCGTTGGACCTTCTGGATGACCCAATTCCCCAAATGCTCTATTTTTATCCACATATTCTGTATTATATCTCTTAATTTCATTCATTAAAATGTCATGTGGATAAATTCTTCCATTTCTATTTTTAGTTTCTCCCATCATAAAAACACCATTGATATGCATTGACTTTTTGCCATCTTTTTCTTCAACGATGTATTCAATGTTTTCGTTGATTTCTGTTATGAGTTTCATCTCTTTCTTCCAATATCAAGTTTACGTTTTACTTTCACAAGTCTTTTTTTGAGCCTACCAATGGCGGGTTTTTTCTTTGCTACTTTTACATCAACAATTTGTTTTTGACCTGCAGACAAATCTTTATATGCTTTTCCTTGACCAAATTTTTTCTTAAAAACTCCTCTTGCAGATTTTTGGGCTCTCTTACCAATCACTGCTTGAGATGCTTTACGTTTTAGTTTTCGGGTTCTCGCTTTTTTCAAACGATTTTTGAGTTTTTTCATTCTACGACCAAGTTTAATTCGGTCTTGAATTGTATAAACTCTGCTACCTTCTTCAAGAGGTTCACCCGAATATGGGTCAACCTCTACTGGTTTGTTATGAAAAAAATCGTTAAAAGTAATCATTAGTTATATGCCTGTATTCCACTGCCATAACCTGAAGTTTTAACTGCACGAATTAAAAAATTTGCGGCGGCAGATGTTGTGACTAATATATCTCCTGTGCAACCAGCAGTTTCAGGATTGAGTAATTTGAAATTTGGATGATTCATTTTTCCTGTACCATATACAGTCATCAACGTATCATCAGATGATGCATCAGCAATAATTGCGATAGATGTAGCAACGGCACCTGCATTCCATTCTAATAGTGTAATACCTAATCTTGGATTTGTATCAGCACCTCTCAATCCTGAAGCATCAAAGACTGTTTGAGCCGATTCAACACCTGAGCATTGAACCCATGCTAATGTTTCCCAATCTTTATCGTAAATTGTTGTAACTGTAGTAGCCATGATTATTTCCTAATATCTGAAAAATTTACCATTGACCAAAAACTTGTTCTGCTTTCAATCAACTTTTCTGAAAAAATTCTTTTTTGATGTTCATTCAACGACATGAAAGTTGTGACGATTTGATATGCAGTTTCTTTATCCGCAATCACTTCAGTATTATCTTGAAGTAAAAGTTTCGTAGATCTTTGCTCTTTTATTGATCTTTTGAGTTCTGGAATGATGTCATCAATATTTTGTACGTGTTCGTAGTATTCGTCTGAATCAAAAGCGTTTTCATCTTCTGGATGTTCCATCTCATATTCAAGATAGTGCTTGACCGATCCAATATAATCGGCGGCTTTTGCAATCTTTTCTTGAACCCATGATTCCATTTCTTGATAATCATGAATCATTTCAAACAACTCTTTTGAATACTTATGAAGTTTAAAAAGATTTTGTTTTGCCATTCGTCCCTCATAATCATTATAATTCATAGGAACGCCATGATCTTCAATAAGTTTTGTCTCTTTTTTGTATATATTTTTTAAACTTTTCATCGCAATTATATTTATATGTTTTTATATTTTATTCAGATGGTTTTGGATTGTCTGTCTTGACCTTAGCAATTGCATCTTTCCATTTTGTTGTTCCATTGACTGCATCCCAATATTGCATATCGAGTTGCTCTTGGATACTTGGGTAACTGATTGCTCGGTCACGTTGGTATTGTGTAGCATTTATTTTTTCTTCAACTTGTGCCCAAGTTACACCGAAATCATCAGGATCACTAGACATAATTGCGGTATCATTTTGGTCAACGCCAATTGCTTTTTCAAACATTTCATTAA